GAGAATCTAGCTCTAATTACTTTTGGTTATATCTACACTTTGTAGCTCTTGGTAACGAGTATACTTATAGATATGATAAGACACATGCAAGCATTACAAAACTTCAAGAGCCTTTAGCAAAAGTACCAAGTAGTATTGTGCAAGGTGAAATGACATCACTAGCACAGGCAATGCCAGAGCAGTACAAAGATTCTGATTCTATCAAAGCCTATCGTAACTACTGCATAAACGAAAAGCATTATGCAAAGTGGGAGAAAGGTAGAGACAAACCTACCTGGTGGATAAAATGATTGACACAGAATCAGGACACACTTTGGAAAGTAGCTATTGGACAGGCGATCAATACGACATAGAGAAAGAGCTTGACAATCTTGATAATGAAAAAAAGAGATGGCAATTCAAAGACTTAGACTATGAAACTCTTGCAGATGAAGTTAAGAGGTTGTATGAGGGTTGACTTGTAAATGGAAACGTGCTATACTCTTTAACATGTTTAAAACATTTAACACGACAACCACTACAACAACATAATCTATTTAATATGTTAAAACATTTTAATGTTTTTTAAAAGGGAGTTAGTTGGGGTTATTGTTAGTAACAAAAAGTTATTTATACATGACTAAAAGTTATCGGACAAATGAAATTATATATGGTATACTTTGTAAGTTTAATAAAACTGCAATGACATTATACCTATAGGAGCTACAGAATATGTCATTTAATAATTGGGAAAACGAGAGAGCCTATGGCAGTATGTCTGAGGATGAAAGGATTGTTGACATTTATTCTCAAGCATTTGTAATGGGCATGGGAGTTAGATGTCCTACGAAGTTTGCCCTAGTTAATAGATTCAGAAACTTCTGCGAAACTAGAGATGATGGACTGCTTCCAAAAACAGAGCGTGAGATATATGATCTAATACCAGATTTTATAGAACACTTGGCTAGAATTTAATTTATGTGCAAAAGGAGAAGAAAGAATGACAACAGAAATAAACGGTATACCTAGTGTAGTAGAGGGTATAGCCTACTACCCCTATGTAACTGTTCCTAACGAGAGATTTCAACCTGCCTTTTATGAGGTAAGTGTTGCGGTGTCGGATGAAACCTTTGATAAGTTTAAGAGCAAAGGGTACGTCAGTTGTTTTGCGGCGGGGCAGAGAAACTTTACGCCTGATCCTGTAATTGTATTTAAGAAGTTTGCTTACAACAATGATGGATCGCCCAACAAGCCACCACGCTTAGTCGATACGGAAGGAAAGGATGTTGATCTAAACGTAGGCAACGGCTCTAAAATTAAAGTACAATGGAAGCATGTCGAATACAAAGGAAAAGGAAAAGCGACAGTCAAGCGACCAGAGTTAGTAGCCGCCCAGGTAGTTGAGCTAGTGGAGTTTGCTGGCGGTGACTCACCTGCAACCAGAAACGAAGACCCTGACTTGGAGTTTTAATTATGGAACAAGCACAACAGACAGAAAAGAAGTGGACATACATTGTGGATGGAGAGTCTTACGATGCGTCTAAACTTCCTAGCCAATCTCAACAAGCGTTCAAGCTGATGGTTGAAGCGAACAAAGATTTGCAACACTTGAATAAACAACAAGCAATTCACACAGCGGCCTTGACTCAGTTAAGGACAATCATTGAAAGCGATTTAACAGAGGAGGCTTTGATTCCAAACGGTAGTGACACTAATGACTCAGACGAATAACGCATCAGGAGAGAGCTTGTGGAAGCTGTTGAAAAAGGTTTTAAGTATACACACTTGTCATGTCCATCGTGCGAACACAATGGATGCTTTTCAATTAACGAAGATGGTTCGGGGTATTGCTTCTCATGTAAGGAATACGTTGCCGAAGTTGAAAATGTAGAGGAGTTAGCTCAAGGAAAACAAATAAGAAATGTAAAAGTAGAACGCTCAAATGTTGTAGAGTCAGAGCTTGAAGGAATGTTTGGTGCTTTGACAGACAGAGGAATATCAGAAGAAACAGCTAAGAAGTTTGGAGTTAAGATAATTACGAACACGCAAGGCAAAGTTGTTCAACACATCTATCCTTACTTCACATCAAATGAAATCACAGCGGCTAAAACACGGTATGTGGATCAAAAGTTCTTTTCTTGGAAAGGCTCTGCTCCTAATACAGGACTGTTCGGACAGCAGATAGCGCCGAAGTCTGGTAAGTTTATTACCATAGTTGAAGGTGAGTGTGATGCAATGGCTGGCTTTGAGTTGTTCGGTGGTAAGTGGCCTGTAGTAAGCATTAAGTCTGGAGCCGCAGGCGCAGTCAAGGACATCAAAGAGTCTTTGGAATTTGTTGAAGGATATGAGAACGCTGTAATTTGTTTCGACAATGACAAGCCAGGAAGAGAAGCCGCAAGAAAAGTAGCAAGAGTTCTGAAGCCAGGTAGTGCTAGGATAATGACCTTACCTAATGGGTTCAAAGATCCTAATGAGATGCTTAAAAAGAATGCTCATTCTGCTTTTGTAAAATCTTTTTGGGAGGCAAAAATATACACGCCGTCTGGTGTTTTGAATGTGTCAGATAGTAAGGACAAGTTCAAGGCCAGAGAGAAGAAAGAAGCCGCACCTTATCCGTGGAAAGGTTTGAACGATAAGCTCTATGGTCTAAGACAAGGAGAGCTAGTAACCTTGACAGGTGGTACAGGTCTTGGTAAGTCTTCGGTAACTAGGGAGCTTGAGCATTGGCTAATCAAAACAACAAAGGACAATGTAGGCATCATCAGCCTTGAGGAAGATTGGCGAAGAACAGTTGATGGTATCTTATCTATCGAAGCGAATGCCAGAATGTACATTGATCATGTTCGAGAACAGTTTACAGAAGAACAGATTGATAAGATGTTCGACATACTATACGATGGTAAGAACAAGAATCGAGTATGGATTCATGCACACTTTGGAACAAATGACATAGATGAAATCTTTTCAAAGCTACGGTTTATGATCGTAGGGTGTGATTGTAAGTGGATAGTAGTAGATCATTTACACATGCTGGTTTCTTCCCTTGCCGTAGGTGACGAGAGAAGGTCTATAGATAATATAATGACTAGGCTTCGCTCCCTCGTAGAAGAAACAGGAGCAGGTCTAATACTCGTTTCACACTTGCGTAGGGTAGATGGTAACAAGGGACATGAAAATGGCGTGGAGACTTCCTTAAGCCATCTGAGAGGCAGTCAAAGCATAGCCCAACTGTCCGATTGTGTTATATCCTTAGAACGTAATCAACAATCAGACGATGCTACCGAAGCAAACACCACAAAAATAAGAATATTAAAGAGTAGATACACGGGTGATGTAGGAATAGCTACACATCTTGTATACGATAGAGACACAGGAAGACTTTCTGAAATAGATATAGACGACCTGACACTTTCAACTGACAAGGAGCAAGAGACAACTTTAAATCTTGACCAGCTATGACAAGAGTAGTATTCGACATTGAGACAGACTCATTAAAGCCTTCTAAAATATGGTGTTTAGTTGCTAAGAACATAGATAGTGGACAGCTATACACGTTCGGGCCTGAACAGATCGAACAAGCGTGTGATCTATTGGAGAAAAGTACTTACTTGGTAGGTCACAACATCCTGGGCTATGACATTCCAGTACTTGAACGCTTAACAGGAAGAAAAGTTGTTAGTGAGAATACCAAAGTAGTAGACACTCTCATTCTATCTCGGTTATTTAACCCAACTAGAAGCGGCCCTAACGCACACGCACTTGCAACATGGGGCGCACCTTCACGATTAAACTTTCCTAAGATTGTGTTTGAAGAGTACGATAGATACTCAGCAGAAATGCTAGACTACTGCATCAGAGATGTTGAACTAAACTTAGAAGTTTTCAAGTACTTACAGAAAGAAGGTAAAGGATTTTCTGTTAAGTCGGTGATGCTAGAGCATGAGGTATCTAAGATATTAGAAAGGCAAACAAAGCAAGGCTTTCTTATAGACCAAGAGAAAGCATACCTTCTTCTAGCTCAACTAAGAGAACGTCTAGGAGAGGTTGAAGAAAATGTCAGGAAGATATTTAAACCTAAGATAGAGGAGATTGTCTTAACACCTAAACGCAAGAAGGATGGAAACATTAGCAGAGTTGCTAAAGGAGGAAGACTTACTAACGAAGAGTATGAACAGGCTGTCGCTAAAAATAATCTTGAGCCTATTAAAAGGTATAAGACCGTTGAGTTTAATCTAGGTTCAAGAATGCAAATAGGACAGTATTTACAAGAGTTTGGCTGGAAGCCACAGAAATTTACAGAGCATGGAAGACCCATTGTAGACGAGAAAGTTTTAATGGGAGTGAAAGGAATACCAGAAGCTTCACTTATTGCAGAGTACCTACTGGTTCAGAAAAGAATAGCTCAAGTGGATTCCTGGTTAAATGCAATAGACGATAAAGATGGGAGAGTACATGGCTTTATTAAAAGCACAGGCGCAATCACAGGACGAATGACACACATGAAGCCCAACATGGCACAGGTTCCTAACTTGGCTTCGCCCTATGGGAAAGAATGTCGAGAGTGCTGGATTGTAGACAAAGGAAATAAACTTGTTGGAATTGATGCGAGTGGTCTGGAGATCAGAATGCTTGCACACTACATGAAAGACGAGGATTACAGAAATGAAATCATTAACGGAGATATACACACCACTAATCAAAAGCTTGCAGGGCTTGAATCAAGAAATCAGGCAAAGACATTCATCTATGCCCTCATATACGGAGCAGGAAATAAGAAACTTGGACAAGTGGTTGGAGGAAATACAACAGATGGAGAAAGACTTAAGCAACGTTTCCTTCATAATTTGGGAGCATTCAAAGATCTCAAGAAGAGAGTGTCAGAGGCATCTGGACGAGGCTACTTGAAAGGATTGGACGGTAGAAAGATTCTTATTCGAAGTGAGTACGCCGCCCTTAACACGCTCTTGCAAAGTGCAGGAGCAGTAGCAATGAAAGAAGCTTTAGTAATTCTAGATAAGAAGATTAAAGAGAAAGGATACGAGGCTGAGTTTGTAGCTAATGTGCATGACGAGTGGCAGATAGAAGTAAGAGAAGATCATGCAGAGGAGGTAGGTAAAGCAGGTGTTGAAGCAATACAAGAAGCAGGAATATCTTTAGGATTGTTCTGTCCTTTGGACGGAGAATACAAAATAGGAGACAACTGGAGTGAAACACACTAAAGAAAATTGTAATACATGTGGTGTAGAACTAACAGATGCTAATTGGAATAGTTCTTGGAAAAAAACTAATAGGACACAATGTCAAGATTGTAATAATCCCAATCGAACAAAACATAATCCAGAGAGGATGTATGTTAATGGTAAGTATGTACCTAAGTCCCATCCGCTACACAAATCAGGTAACTATAAAACATTTGAAGGGGCCGCCTTCTCTGCTTTAGAAGGATATGAAAAATCTACAAAGGGCCATGTATATATTATATCTAATCCTTGTTGGGATGGTTGGATCAAAGTTGGTAGGGCAGTTGATGCAGAAGATAGATGTAATCAGTATCAAACATCTAGTCCTTTCAGAGATTATAAATTATGTTATACTAGATTCTTTGAAAATAGAACAATCGCAGAACAAAAGGCACATAAAAAATTAAAAAAGATTTCAACTAAACATAAAGGAGAATGGTTTAAAGTTTCAGTTAATGAAGCTACTAAACTCATAGAAGCTATATGATGAGAATTTCTAAAACAAGCCAAAACGCAAACATCTTAGCCCGTTTACAGGAAGGGAAAACTATCTCACCAATAGACGCTTTGATAGACTTCCGATGCTTCCGACTAGCTGCCAGGATAAATGATTTGAGAAAGGCAGGACACAACATAGTAACTCACAAGGACAATGACTACGCCGTGTATTCGTTGAATGAATAATGAAATCTATTAAGAAAATTAATAGTAGTAGTAGCAGGAAGGGAGACTTTGCTGAATACTATGCAGTTACTTGGTTATGGGA